TATTCCTCAAATGTGATATGCTGCTGCGCCAGCGCGTTTTCCAGCGAAAGCTCGCGGGAAAGCACGCTGTACGGGTCAATCGGCGAAATGTCGATTTTTATGTCGACGTCCAGCGCCTCCAGCTCCGCGTGCGGCAGCAGCGTGCCGTCCGCCAGCCGCAGCCCCCGCACCGAATACGCCACCCACAGCTTGTACCAGATCATCGCCAGGTCCTCCACAAACTGCTTGTAGGCCGCGCTCTGCTCGTTCAGGCTGATGGCGCTCTGGTCGCGGGCCGCCTTGATGGCCTCGCCGCTGGCCTTCGTGGGGTCCACCCGTCCGGTCGCGGCCTCGCCCGCGCCCTCCAGCTCCCGGCTGGTGCCCACAAGCTCGGCCTGTAAATTCGCCGCGTCGCCGCTGATGGGCGCGGGGCTCAGGTACTGCACAAAGCTGCCCACCGGGTTCGCGTTCAGGTTTTTCACGCCGATGCTCGCCCCCACGACGCCCAGCTTCTCCGGCGCCAGCAGCTTGTCCTGGTCGTACACCACCGTGGGGAAGCTGTACCGCTTCACGCAGATGGCCCGCCGCGCCAGCGTGCGGTTCACCTCGATCTGGTTCGGAATCAGCCGCTCCACAACGCCCACGCCCCGGGCGCTGCCCATTTTTTCTTCCCAGCGCATGCCGCACACCGGGTAAACGTCCAGGCCGCGGATGGTTTGCATGGGCTGGTACACAACGGCCTGTGTGGAGCGGCAGAACGCAACGCCGCCGTCCGTCTTGCGCATGAACAGAAGGCTCGTGCATTTGCCGCTGTCCGTCTGCACCTCGTCCGCGCCCGTCACGCCAAGCTGGGTTTCGTCCGCCTCGTCGGATACGATCCGGCGTATCTCCGCCTCGGGCAGCCCGTTGTCTTTGGCCTGCCTGCGCACGTTTTCCACCGGTACGCGCTCGGCGATGATGATCCATTCCTGTTCCTCCAGGTTCGGCTCCTGCTCGTCGGCCAAATACAGCGCCGTTTTGTCGATCAGCCGCATTTTCAGCCGCGGGGTCATGTCCGTGACAACGCTCTCGCTGGGCGTGCGCTCGTCGAAGCAGTACAGATAATGGTCGCCGGTAATGCACGCGTTTTTCACAACGACCCATTTCTTGCTGTCCAGCTTGCCCTTTTCCCACTGCGCCGCCGCAAACGCCGTCAGCGCTTCGCAGATCTCAGCCTTTTTCGGGTCGTTGTCCATCGGAGAAAACAGGATCGCGGTGTCGTTCATCGCCACCATCACGATTTTGTAGCGGCAGATGGGCTTGATAAAGTTCAGCATGGGAAGCTCTTCGTCGCCGGCCTGCAGCCCGTGCCATTGGTCGCCCTCGTAAAAGCGGTGGCACTTTTCCGCCTGCGTGTACATGTTCGTCCGGTTGTGATGGTCCTTGCCCGCCTGATACCTGCGCCAGATATCCGTACATTCCTTTTCCTGCATCATTCGATCACCTTCTGTCCTTTCTCTGTCCCGTCGTATGCGTCGATGTTCGCCAGAATCGCGTCATATTTGTCCGCGCGCCATCCCTCCGCCCCCGCGGGCGCAGCCGCGGGCCCGGCCGCGGTCTGCTGTGCAAAGCCGCCGCGGGCTGCCCCGGCCGCCTCCGCCCGCGGGGCTTCGCCGTCCCGCGGGCCGCCGTGCCTGGGCCGCCCCGCTCCCGTTCGGCCGCGTTCCGCTGTGCAAAACCCACGCTCGGAAACGCTTTCCTTTTCGCCGCCTCCCCCGTTTCGCAGAGGCAGTCGCCGCCGCGCTTCGCCGTTTCGCCGCGCGAAGCCGCCGTCCCGTAGCCCGAGGCGGTAGCAGTATACGCACAGCACCGCCATGCCGCATACCGCAAGCGCCAGAACAAACGTTAAAAGATCAGATAACACGATATTTCCCTCCTTGCCCCAGCGGTCCCGCCGTGGGCTTTTTCATGTTGAAATCATCCCGCAGGATGTCGTGGACTGCAGCCTCGGGCGCATGCGCCGCCGTGCTCCAGTAGGTGCAGAAGCCGCGCAAAGCGTCCGGTGCGTGGGTCAGCTCGTGGGGCGTGACCGCCGCGTCCTCCGGCTTCCGTTCGTCGTGCCGCAGGGCGGGCAGCGTGCGGATCAGGTTTGCGCAGGTGTCGAAGATGCGCAGCCGCGGCAAAGCCGGGCCGGACGCCTGCGGCGCTTCCGTCTCCGTTTCGCTGCACGAAGCCGGGCCGGATGTTCGCAGGCGGAGCGTTTGCGTGGCTTCGCCGCCCCGCGCCTCCTCGTTTTCAACTCGGTTTTGCATGCAAAACCGGCGCACGCGGTCGCGGGCTTGCGCCCGCGCGGCTTCGCCGCCCCGCGCCTCCTCGTTTTCAACTCGGTTTTGCACGCAAAACCGGCGTGCGCGGTCGCGGGCTTGCGCCCGCGTGGCTTCGCCACCCCGCGCCTGTCCGCCCGGCCCCGGCGCCAGAAATTCCCGCACCGCCAGCCATCCGGCCACACGGCTGTTGCCCGTCTTTGTAAGCGGCACGCCGTTCTCCAAAAACAGCTCCGCCGCGCTTTTTCCCGTGTCCTGCCTGCGGTTCCACAGGTCCGGCGGGGCCAGCCAGGCCTGCACCTCGTCGCCGCCGTTCACCTCCAGCAGCCGCCGCGCCGCCGCGCTGATGATATGCCCCTGGCCGTTTTCCCCTTTTCCGTTGTCCCGTCCCTCGTACAGCTCCCGGTACACAACGGCGCGCCCCTGCTCGTCCACAGCCACCCAAAGCGCCGCCAGCATGTCCATGCCGTAATCCAGCGTCACATAGCGCCGCCAGTGCGCCGGGATGCCGTATGGCCTGCACACATGCACATTGCGGTCAAATTCCGCGAAATACTGGCCCTCGAAAATGTCCCATTGGCCCAGCAGCCACGCCCGGCGCTGTTCCTCCGGCAGATTTTCCAGCATGCGCACATAGTCCGGGTCGTGCGCCATCAGGGCATGGTTGTCGTACACATTGGCGGCGATAAACACATAGTCTTCGGGATGCTCCGTCTTTTTGTACCGCCTGTCGATGAACAGCCGCTTCACCCAGGCGTGCCCCACGCCGCCGGGGTTGCAGGTCAGATAAAAGCGCTTTGGGAAGTCGTTGGCTCCGCGCAGGCATGCCGTCAGCGTGGTGAACTGGAACTCCGTGAACTGCGTGGCCTCGTCCATAAAAATAACGTCGTACTCCTGCCCCTGGTATTGCAGCACGTCGCTCTCGCTGCTGCAATAACCGAATACGATGCGGCTGCCGCCGGGGAACGTGAAGGATTTGTCCGCGTCCCGGTACCGGGCGACGCCCGCAAGGTCCGCCGTCATCGGCAGGATATGGTTTTCCCGCAGCTCCGGGAACGTGCGGCGCACGATCAAAATGCCGGCGCCCGGGTAAGACAGCGCCAGCCCGGCGGCTTTTTTGCGCACCGCCCAGCTTTTGCCGCCGCCGCGCGCCCCGCCGTATGCGATAAAGCGTGCGCGCGCCTTAAAAAATTCGATCTGCCTCGGGTTCGGCTTCCCGATGTCCCATTGCATCAGCCCATCAGCTCCCGTACTTCTTTTGACATTACGACCTGTACCGCGGCGCCGCCGTTCCCTTCGATGGGCTGCGAGGCCTTGCCGTATACGCGGTCCAGTATGGTCTTTGCCGCGTCCATCCGCTGGGGCAGCGTGGCGTTTTCGTCGTCCACGGTCCGCACCAGCATCTGTACGGCCGCGCGCGCCGCCGCCTGCAGCAGCTCCTGCGCGCTCTGTGCACAGGCGGCGTCAGCGTCCGGCGCGGGGGAGCGCCGCGCCTGCCCCCCTTCGGCCGCGTCCCACTGCGGCGAAGCCGGAACGGGCGCGTGCGGCCCTTCCGCCTTTTGGGTTTGCCGCGCAAGATCGGGCGCGGCATTTCGCTGCGCGAGATCCCCCTGTGCGGCCGTCTGCTTCGCGGCCCCGGCTTCGCCGCCCCGCACCGCTGTTTTGCTGTTGTCGCTTTTTGCAGTTTTCGCGCTCGTATGCTCGCCTCCTCGTTTTCAACTCGGTTTTTGCTGCGCAAAAACCGGCGCAGCCGGTTACCGGCCCCACTGGGGCCGCTATTTTGCCGTCCCCGTCACGGCTCCGCCGCGCCAGGCCCCCAACGGCAAAACCCCGGCCCTCCTCGTTTTCAACTCGGTTTTTGCTGCGCAAAAATCGGCGGGCGCGTCCCCCCGCTTTCGGACGGCGGGGCGTTGACAAAGTCCGAAAATATCATTTTGTGTGCGTCGTCTTGTCATCCGCCCCGCTCACCCTATCCCCATTGTACGCTCCCGCACGTCCGGTTTTCCGGAATCGGCCAAAAGAAAAAGCCGCAGCGGAAAACCGCTGCGGCTGTGAACACGCTATATATGAGCTGTAAAAAACAAGCGTGAATCCTATTTCATTCCCTGTTGCCCTTTGTACAAAGATTTCTCCCTTTAAAGCAAACCATCTCCTGTCACAATGTAAACCCAAAATTCAGTTTTTATGGATGCGCATGCGAAAGCGCTCCGCCAATTGAGCACCGTCCGGCTTGTCACGCCATTGCGACAATAAAAATATTACGTTGTATATCATAAATGGAACCGCAATCATCGCACGGCGGGGCGCATTCTCAAATATCAGAAGATAGAGCATCGTTCCGAAAACGAAAAGGTTGGGAATAAATGTAAAATTTATTTTCTTCCGAAACAGTGCAACGCCCGCGCTCAGGATATTCGCAGCATATAAAAACAGCATATAAATGGTGCTGTAAGCGCGTATCAGCTGTGTGGGCAGAAATTGCGGCTGTGTTATATAAAACGTCCAATTTGAATCGATCGGCCACAGCAGATACTCGCTGCTCTCGAACATGCTGTTGTTCCAGGCAAACAGAAGTTTATTGCGGAGCAATTCCAGAAATTCAGAAAAAGAGTACGACCGGTAATTCTCAAAGATGCGCTTCCAAATTGCAGCCGAACGTTCTTCCATTGTCGGGAACGCAGCCGCAAAGGCCATATCCTTATAAATTTCTGTGCCGCCGCCGGTATCATGGCTCCCAAACAAAAGCCAGAGATTCCACGGCGCGCCGATTTCATCGCTTCTGGTAAAATCTATGATACCGCTGTATCGGTACCATGCTGTAAAAGCGAATAAAAAAAGGAAAAAGCCAAGGAATAATAAAGCAAGGTTTTTCCATCGATGCACATGCCTGCCCAAAAGCAGATCGAGCACGATCACAACAAACCCAATGGCCGCTGTTATCTTCATTTGCACACCAACAGAAAGCAGCAGCCCGGCAAGGAAACCGTGCCATCCCTTTGGAGCGGCGGAAAATTTGTTGCTTAAGTAACAATAAACCCCGCCTGCCGTAAAAGGCAAAACCCAAAGATCGGTATAAAAATTCGGGATACTGAAAACAAAGGGCAGGAAAGCATAGCATAAAAGCAGTGTAAACAGCGCATAGCTGTTTTTCTTAAATACAATTTTAATGCAAAGGCATACCAGAAGTATGGTCACGGCCACCGCCAAAGAGGTCATAACAATTGCCGGCAAATGTCCCGCATCCGTACTTGCGGGGAGCCCCGTTTTCCCGCCAAAGGCGTACACACCTGCATAAAGCATCAACAGGCCAATGTTGTTGGGGTACCGGCAGAAATAGTCATTGTTCGTATAAAGCCCAAGCCCGGGATAATGCATCGCGTCAATGCGCGGATTGGCTTCATTCAGCTTTCCATCACGCAATAAGTCGGCAACGGAAGCAAAAATAATGTCTGTATCTCCCGGCAGATGAATTCGCATTTCATATGCCAGATAAATGCTCACTGCAAAAGCGGAACCCAGCAATAAAACAAACAGGGCATTGAATTTCTTTGCAGAGAGCCGGTCGATTGGGTCCGCCAGCCTGCCGCCAACAATCAGGAACAGCAGCAGGCATAGCAGCGCGGTGCAGTTGACGAGGATACTGTAAGTGGATGAAACAAGAAGCCCCAGAATGCAGAGCAGAGCAAAAAATAATACTGAAAATATCATTTTCAGTTTCTTACAAATCGTATCTGTACATACAGTGTTGTTGCTTTCATACTGTGTATTTCCGGATATGTTTCCCACAGCATGGCCCTCCTTATCAAAAAGTGTAACCTTTTTGTCTAATACATACAAACATCTTTTAGTATTACGATAGCATAAAAAACGACTCTTTTCAAGATTATAGTTGTTGTTTTGGCTGCCGCATCGGGCCTTACAAAAAGGTACACTTTTTTGTAAAAAGGTATCTGTTACAACAATCGGACATTTTCGTAAATCTCTGCCCGGTAGCGGAACGTGGACAACGGCATTTTGCACATTCGGGCCGCCGCCGTACCTGTAAGCGCACCGCTTCTCCATTGCTGGTATGCCTGATGAAAACCGTCCGGCAGCGGTTTGGGCGGCCGGCCGAACCGAATCCCCCTGGCCTTTGCCGCCGCAATTCCCTCTGCCTGCCGCTGGCGGATATTGGTGCGCTCGTTTTCCGCTACAAAGGACAGCACCTGCAGCACAATGTCGCTGAGGAAAGTACCCAGCAAATCCTTTCCCCTCCGGGTGTCCAGCAGGGGCATATCCAGCACCACAATATCAATGCCTTTTTCTTTGGTGAGGAACCGCCATTGCTCCAAAATTTCTGTGTAGTTGCGCCCCAGACGGTCGATGCTCTTGATATAGAGCAGATCGTCTTTTTTTATTTTTCGGAGCAGCTTTTTATACTGCGGGCGGTCAAAATCCTTGCCCGACTGTTTGTCCTTATAAATATTTCTGTCCGGCACCCCGACTTCCCGCATGGCGATGACCTGCCGTTCTTCGTTCTGTTCTCTGGTTGAAACCCGGATATATCCATAAATCCTGTTGTCTATATCAGCTTCCTCCCTTCATCTACTCCAATATATAAATTACGGCAGGGCGCCGCAACGAGGCCCTGCCGTGCCTGTTTTTTGTCAGCGCGGTTTCGCCTGCGGCGAAACCGCGCGTGCGGTCA